AAATCCAGATGTTGAATTTGCATTTGTTGTATTTGATGTCCATGCACCACTTGTATATCCTGTTGTTTGTACGCTTCCAGCGCCCAATTGGATTAAAATATTTGAAGTTCCACTAGTACTAACGCCTTGAAACACCACAGTGACGCGTTTGACCCAAGATGGAATACCAGTGAACGTGATTGACGTGCCGCTGGTTGAGGCAACTGCTGTGCCAGATGTGATCAATGTGCCGCCGGAGTTGGCATTAGCACCAACGGCGGCTAAGTTTGCTGCTTTTGTCATTGTTTACTCGTATTGAATGTTGATTGAGCCGCTGCTGAATGTTGGTGTGCCTGTCACGGTTGTCACACCCACGCGGTCTAAGACGCCAGACAATGTGATGTTGCCGCCACCACCGAACATGAAGTAGCTGCCCGACACTGTTGCGCCAAACGAATAGTCCGCCACCCAGACGTTACCCGTCAAGTTGTAGATGCGGATGGAGCCGTTCATCAAAGCGCCAGCGGTGTTGTTCCAAATGATGTAGCCTGCTGTCGAGTTGTTTTGCCCTGTCGCGCCTACGCCGCCGGCATAAGCCGCGTAACTCACATACCCACTGTTGGCCAAAGAGCCAGAACCAACCTGCACCAAATACGCCGCTGTACCGTTGGTACTCACGCCGCTGAAAATCATGGTGATACGTTTGGTCCAAGATGGAATGCCAGTGAACGTGATCGATGTGCCAGAGGTCGAAGCAACTGCGGTGCCCGATGTGATGATACTGCTGGCTGGAGTCACAAACGTCGCGCTTGTCAGCGTGGGTGAAGTCAACGCGATGTTTGGCGCCAAGTAAGTAGAGCCTACCGAACCAGTTGTGGCCGGGATTGCGTTGGTCACAGAACCAACTTGGAAGCTCTCGATTGTGATCAAGTCGTTCAGCGTGGCGCCAGTGTTGAGCACCACTGTTGTGCCGTTGGTGGCTGTGTAGTCCGCCGATCCAAGAAGCACACCGTTTCGGAAAACATTGATGAAGCCAGCTGTGTAGCTTGGTGGTGTGAAGGTGGTTTGGCCTGCTGTCGCGGTGAACTCAGTCACCGTGCGGTAGGCTGTGTTTGTCACCCCCGATGCGGGAATGCCCAAGTATCGGCAAGAGATGTTGCCTGTGCCGCTGGCTGGCGCCGAAGAGAACGTCAACGTGGTGCCAGAGACACTGTACGTGGATGGTGCCTGCACCACGCCGCTGATGGCGACGAGCACTGACGCTGAGTTGGCCGGAGCCACAGACATGGTGAATGCTGTGGCCGAGCCCGTTCCACTGAACGTGTCAGTGAGGAACGCTACTTGAGTTGGTTGATTGCCAATATAGCTCATTGTTTACTCGTACAAGATGTTGATTGAACCGGCGTCGAATGTGTCGGTGCCGTTGACGGTTGTGATGACTACGCGGTCAAGAGCGCCTGAAAGTGCAATAGACCCGCCAGTAACACAATACGCAGCGACAGATGATGAACTTGTGCCAACAAAAACGCCGTCACAAACCCAATTGTTGCCTGAGATATTTACTAATCTGGCGGTCCCGTATCTTAGATTCGACGCATTGTTCTCATAAACCTCAAACCCTGTTGTAGAAGTGCCTACAAGAGCTGTTCCCGCGTTTTCTTGCAGGCTAAAATACCCTAAATACCCTGAAGTTGTAGTGCTTCCCGCGCCGAGCTGAATTAAATAAGCTGAAGTTCCGCTTAAAGACACGCCGTTAAAAATCACCGTCACGCGTTTGACCCAAGATGGAATACCAGTGAACGTGATTGACGTGCCGCTGGTTGAGGCAACTGCTGTGCCTTGTGTAATGACGCCCTGTGTGCTGGCGCTCGTGATATAGCTGATTGGCATTTTATCCCTTATTCAATATGGCCAGCCATGAAGAAGTTGCAGTACGCTTGTGTTGCGCGCCCAACCTTACCGGCCCAGTTTGCTTGTGTGATTAGGCGATGACACCGCTCACTAAATGTGTACTCTTTTGCTTTGGGAAAATCCCAAGTCAGCAATGCCAACTCTGTGTAATTGCAGTACACATCCACCAACCCAGCGATGACCGTGATTGGAGAAACAACCAACCACAATCCGCCACGTTGGTATTGGATTGCGATGGGGTACAAAAGCAAAAGAATGATGAACATCGTTTCTTTTATGCGTTAGCTGCGATAGCAGATTGCACTGGAGCAATTGCATCCCGCAAGTTTTGCGTAGTGGTTGCTGAGGAGATTGCTGTTCGCGCGGTAGCCAGCAAAGCCAACCAATCAGAATCAGACAGCTTGTTTGCGATCCCCGCACCAGTGTTTGTTGCGCGATGATTTGCTTCAGATTTAGCCAAGGCGTTCAGATTAGCTTGCTGTTGAGCAATCGCTTTGGTCATGTTCACAGATACCTCCGAACCATTCAATTCCCATGAGTTGAAAAAATCATCATCAACATGAGGCAACACGTTGTCGTCAACAATAACTGAATGGTCGGGCGTGTCTTTGGCTTTCACTTCATAGATATTAGCTTCACCTGCGGGCACACAAATACTTACCCCCCCTCTGTCGTTTGCAAAAATGATTACTTGGGTCATAGTTAATCCTTAACGAAAAATGGCGATTGCGCCGTAGCCTGTATCAAAATTTGTTCCCCCAACACCGTTATAAACAGAAATGCTTGATGAGTTATACGATGTCATAAACATATAAAAATTTAAACCTGTTGAGCCACCAGACATACTTGTAAACGAATAATTTGAGTCGGGCATTGCGTTAGCGAAGTTAATCGTATACGCGCCCGTGCCTGTTCGGGTTACGGAACTCACATTAAAAGATGCGCGAATGACAGGGTTAGCTCCAGAGGTTCCGTTGAACTGCACCCAAGCACGACATAGCGTACCAATCTGGTTGTTCGAGTTGTCATAAAAGAGCGGCGGTGTCAAACTTGCCGTTGAGTTGATTTGGGCAATCGTTGGTGTTGTGAGGGTTGGTGATGTCTGCAACACAGGGTTGCCTGTGCCCGTTGGGTTGACCAGTTGTGTGGCACCCACGGTCTGTTGACCCGGTTGGATCACCTGAGTCACTGGACTGGTGTAGTAAACGTAGATGTTGTTTATGCCAGTGGGTGGCGCAGACGAGAATGTCAGCGTGTTGCCGCTCACTGAGTACGCTGTGCCCGGGGTCTGTGGCACGTTGCTGATTGTCACTTGGACTTGTGCAACAGACGCCACAGGGCGCGACAAGGTGAACGCAGTCGAAGAGCCGTTGCCGCTGAAATAATCAATGGCTGGCGTGAACGACTGTGTTGTTGGTGTATTGCCAATATAGCTCATGTGCTATCCTTAGCTGATTTGCAAGCAAGACAAGATAACGTCAGCAGAAGATGCTGTACCAGACACCACGGTGAACGCGTCGCCTGTGTTCAAAACGATTTTGCCATCAGAGCCGAACAAAGCCAACGAACCACCAACGGGCACTGTTGCGTTGTTCACAACATAGTAGTTGGTTGCTGATGCGGTGATGTACGCGCTCACTGTGATGGGCGACGATGTGGTGTTGGCCACGGTCATACCAATCACGGTTGTCTGGGTTGCCGCTGCGGCTGTGACCAAGACCACGGGGGTGGTGCCCACGCTTTTGGCCGTATATCGTGTAAACACGTTAGTTGACATTTTCTTTTACTCCTTTAATTACAGCTGAACACCAAAAGATAAGTTGCTCATCTGTCAAATCCATTTTCATCACGTTAACATGCGCACAAACCATACGCACGTTTTCTTTGGTGTATCCAAGCTCACTATCGATCCGATCAAGACTTGCTTTGAACAAGTTTTTATACCTGTTGCGTGTTGTTTTGGTGGCTCGAATTTTTTCCATCGGGATGCCAGTTACCGCACACAAGCCTTTTTGGTTTGCCCAAATTGTTTGCAAGTCTTCTTTTGTGATTGAAAGCTCAAGCCCTCTATCTTTCGCCCCACCAACAATGTTGTTCCACATCCCGACCCAAAAACCTGTTTCCGTGTTTCGGTATTCTTGTAGTTTTTTCTTTGTGCAAATTTTGCAAACATACGCAAGGCCAAGCGTATTTTTTGGACTTTTACTTGTGTAGAATTCATCTTTGTTTTTGAACTCGCCACAGCAAGTGCATAAAACTTTTTCACCTTGTGTTACTCTGGTTTTTGGCATGAATCAGCCCAACGCTATCGCCATTGCGACCGCCGTGCCGGCTGGGTCTACTTGCAAGTTTGTTTGAGCGCCAGCCACTGTGGTGGCACCAGTGCCGCCCGCTGAAACGGGACGAATCTTGTATCCAATCGTTTGGATTGTCGATGTGTTATCTTTGTAGAACAACAAACCATCGGTGATGTTGATTGCCAACTCGCCGTTAAGCAAGTTGGCAGCCGAAGGCACGTTGGTTGTTGTAGAGCTGTAGTACAGCTGAATTGGTGTGTAACCTGAAGCGGCCATCTTTGTGGTCCTTTATTTGGTGTAGTAACTTATGTTGGGCTGGATGTAAAAAGGCGAACGATCTCTATCCTCTTCTTCAGCCTGCAACGTCAGTTCTTTGGCTTCCATGGTGAGGCGTCCGATGCGGGTCTCGTCGATGCCGGGCAGCAGCTTGGCCACAGCGGCGGAGAGTTGTTTTTGCATGCAAGGCATCCAGCGGTCTGGCACGGCCAGCTCATTGGTCAGTTTGCCCACATCTTGGGGTTGCAGTTCCAAGATCACTTGGAACGCTTGAAAGGCATCTTGAGGCACTGGCCACAAGTTCATGATTGGGGTGACTTGACGGTCAAACCAGTATTGCAACGAGCGGTTGCTTTCAAAATCTTTGTTAGGTAAAGAAAAGTAGCTGTCGCGGTTGAGTCGCGCCAAGGGGATGTCTTGTTGGACCGAACCCAGTGACAAAGCGTTGACCACCACATCCGATGCCGAAGCGTTGCGGAAGCGCCAATACGACGCTGTGGGCGATCCATCGATCTGCAAGTAGCCCCAGTTGTTGATCACACCATTGCTGACTTGACCAAGATTGGTCCAAGTCAAGTTGTCGTAGCTGTAGTCTACTTCCAGTGTGATTTTTTCTGTGGAGTAAAAGCCCGCACTCAAGAAAGCGTAAGCAGTCTCGTAGTAGGCCATCGCGTTGCCGCCCGCTGGGATGGTGTAGGGCACCGCGACGCTGGTGGTATTGAACGCACCAAAGAGAGTATCCAGCGTGGTGCTCGGGCGAGTCACAAGACGGTAGTTCGCCACGCGCACATCCACGGTGCCGCGCGGCATAGTGTATTGGCGAGTCTGGCCTTCGCCACCAAACATCACGTAGTCCAACAACCAGAGGTTGATACCCTTGTTGGACAGGTTGATCAAGATGTACCACAACGCACGACGGGCAGCATTCACATACTCCGGTGTCATTTCCTCAGCCAACTTGCCCGCTTCCAAGTAGGCGTGGGCAATCATCTCATCAACCGTGATGGTTGTTTGAGCTGTCGTGTTTGAGGTGTTGTTGTAGTTGCTTGCCATTATTTTTTCTTGCGTTCAGGCAGTTTGCTTTTGGCCTTGCC